GTTCTTGAGTATCTAAACTCACCAATTTTAATTGTCTGCATAAGCAAACCTCCCTTTCTTAGTTATAAAGAGTATATCATCCAAGCAATTAAATGCTTGAATGACATATTTTTTATAGCTAGTCTAACAATGTCATGTATGCACTAGGATTCTTATTCCTAAACCATACTATAGCATCATCAAACTCATCCCACATACCAGTGGCCTCGCAGCCTTTGATAAAATCATACACTGCAATCTCTATAGGTTCAAGCTCTACACTTTCCCCGCTATATGGATTTTCTACTTGTGCGTGCTCATTGCCAACATATAGTTGGTTCAACCATGTGTTATTACTCATACATCTTACCTCTCTCTCTTATTAAAATTTGGTGGGGTTATTATGTAGACTCCTTGCAAGGTTTGCTTAGGTCTAGCTAATCTACACAAATTGCTCGAATGTTTGATGGCTGACAAGCGTTATCTGCTGACGCCCTCTGTAAGTCATAAGAATATATCCCTTGATAATCCCTCTTTACTTGCATTCTCTAACGCACACCCCATATTAGTTACAATAAGTTAGGAATATCGCCCTCATGAGTCAATAGCAATATCCCTAATTTATTACAAACTATCCTAATAATTGTAGCATTCTTGCAGGTACTACATACATATTATTGCAATCATCACAACATCTTGCATCGTCATTATTCAAATGATTTGAATGATTAATAGGCTCAGGGTTATTGCCATATCCCTGAACGGTCTTGTCGCATATGCAACAGGTAAAAACTAAATCTTCCATACTTACTCCTATTTTTTAACTAAATAATTACCATCACTATCAAGTACATTCATTCTGGTAACAGTTGCAAAAATCCACATCCCAGCCATACCAAGCACTAGAATAATGAACGCCAAAAACATAATCATTATCTCTAACATCTTACATCTCCTATATAAAATAAATTCACACATTTAATTGTGTGGGTTACTTACTTTTTACTAATCTATGTAATCAATTATCCATATATAAATTAATAAGTCAAATAAGCAAAAAGGCTTATCTCAATTATTGATTTTCATTAGGTTAAAAAAAACCCTGTATTTCTACAGGGCTTGATTTTAGAAGTTTATAGCAACTTCACTTGTTTTCTTGATAGGCTTTGTAGCTTGTAACCTTGCTTTCTGTAGTTCTTTTTTAAGGTTATTAACTACTACTTCAAAATAATGATTTAATTCACTATCTTCAATAACTAAAGCCTGTTCAGTGTCTATTTCACAAAACTTAGTAAATAGGTTTGAGTTCTTAGTGCTAAATTTCTCATCTTTACCGACTGTTAAATTTAATACTACATCTTCTTTATTTACTAGTGATAAGACTGTGTTAATCTCACCTTCTTTAGCTTTGGAAACATTGCCACCTCTTCGCGGCAAAACAGTTGACATGACACATGGTGTCTCATCTGTAATACAAACATTTTTCATAGACTTTCTATTTTCCTTGACAAAATATGTTGCTGTTTTGTCATTAACTAAGCTTGTGTAAGCCCATTCAATAGTAGATTTTAAAGTGTCCATTTTAGGCTTTTTACCTTGAACTTTATAATTATTCATTGTAAGTTCAATTGAATAAAGCCCTGTTTGACTCTTACCATCCTTAGAAAGCATTGCCAGTTGTTTCCTTATTGTACTTCTTAGCTGGGTTTGCTTACCGTCTACAGCGTCTACATCGGAAGTTATTGCCTTCGCTCTAACATCTTTAGCGTATGCCTTTTGTATCTCTGTTTTTACAAGTGTAGTTGCATTGATACCACTGATTAAATCTTTCATAGTTACTCCATTTTTAAGAAAAAGAATAAAGAAAAACTGAACCAATACTAGATTGATACACAAGCTAGTATCAATGCAATATTTCTTTAAGTTGTTAACTCACACATTTAATTGTGTGAAACCTGTAACGAATCTATGTGAGCCTTCGTGGTGGGTATCCAATTCACCTGAAACAATGTAGCTGGAATAGTTCCTATTATCGTTATATTTGAGACTTTGTCAAATTTATTTGTCAGGCCTTGATTGGCGGGGGCTGTAGCTTGGATGGTCAAGCATTTAATTGCTTGGATATTAAAACTAGCTCAGGTTTTCTTATTAGCTTGAAGATGTATAAAAACCCTGTCCACTCACAGTAATATTTTTATGTCAAGTTTATTCACCGCTTGACAGCCTGAGAAAACTATGAATGCAACCCTGAATGCTGTATGAATTCATATACATGTATAAGCGAGGCATATGCATGAATACATGGGTATGAAGTCATATATATGTTTCAAGAAAGGCGGGTGGGGGAGCACCCAATTGAAATTCGTTGACATCCGGGGAAACCATGCTGTGTATAAAATTATTATTTTTACAATCGGGGCAAGTAACACCTGGATTTCGGCATAAGATTTGCGGACAAGAATATAGTTTGACTATAAGTGTATCCATAGGGTATAATATTGTAATATTTAAGAGAAACCGCCAAGCCTTCCTAGCATTAACTAATGAAGAAACATTATTAATAATAATAAATAAACAATCATTAGAATATTCTAGGTATAAACACTACAATATTTTAATAATAGTATAAACAATAATTATGGCAAACAAAGGTAACATTTCTGTAGACTCTGAAGAAGAGATTAAGGAAATAGAAAAGGAATTAGAAGAAGAATTACGATATGCCGTAGCATCAGCTAAAGGCATAGTACCAGCAGATGCTGTAATCAAGATGGAACGCAAGTTAGGCAGACCTACAGGTGGCTTATCTAAAGAATCTAAGGCAGCAGGTGGTAAGAAATCTAGAATTAAGCGGGGACAGACCTATAAACCTACAGATGATGACTATTCTAAAGTAGAAGAGATGGTTACTATAGGATTAGACCAGCATACTATAGCTAAGGTTATGGGTATTAGTAATGCGACCCTGACTAAATATTTTATGCACAATTTGCTAGTAGGCAAAGACAAAAGAACTGCACGAGTTGCAGGCGTAGCCTATGAAATGGCTGTGTCTGGAGAATCTCCAAGCATGACAACCTTTTGGCTTAAGACTCAAGCAGGTTGGAACTCTAAGCACCATGTTGTAGTAGAGGATAGGCAATTTGATATACAATGGGCAACCAATGAGACTGATATTGCAGATGCTAACCAAACAGTGCAGATACTAAGAGACAAGAACGACAAGGTACACTAGACTCTATGGAGGAGGATAGAAAACCTATAGTAATACCCTATACACCTAGGGAACTGCAAAGACACTTGCATGAAAACCTAGCAAGATTCAATGTTGTTGTATGTCACAGGCGTTTTGGCAAGACTGTATTTGCTGTTAATGAGTTAATAAAGTCAGCAGTACAAGACATAGGTAGTGGTAAGAGAGCACCGAGGTATGCATACATAGCACCCTTATTTAAGCAGGCTAAGACAGTTGCTTGGGATGAATTAAAGAGATTGTGTACAGTGTTTCCTGATATTAAGTTCAATGAAGCCGAGCTTAGGGCTGACTTCTTAGGAGCTAGAATACAGTTATATGGTGCAGATAATTATGACACACTCAGGGGAATTTATTTAGACGGGGTTGTGTTAGATGAATTTGCCCAGATGAACCCTAAGATGTTCTCTGAGGTGGTGAGGCCAGCACTATCAGATAGAAAAGGCTATGCCATATTTATTGGCACACCAAAAGGAAAGAATGATTTTTATGACCTATACCATACAGCACCTGAAAAGAAGGGCTGGGCTAGGTTCTTATTTAAAGCTAGTGAGACAGGAATATTAGATGATGAAGAATTGGTACTTGCGAAACAAGATATGGCAGAAACTGAATTTGAACAAGAATACGAGTGTTCTTGGTCTGCTGCACTTAGAGGTGCGTATTATGCTAAAGAGGTGGAAGCTTGCTATGAAGAAGACAGAGTGGGGAAAGTCCCTTATGACCCGTCTAAACAAGTAGTAACCTGTTGGGACTTAGGAGTCTCAGACGCAACTTCGATTTGGTTTGTACAGTTTGTAGGTAAGGCGGTACATGTTATAGATTATTATGAAAACTCAAACGAAGGTTTGCCTCATTATATAGATGTACTAAATAGAAAAGGTTACAACTATGGTGCACATGTTGCTCCACACGATATAGTAGTTAGAGAATTTTCTACTGGTAAGTCAAGGCGAGACCTAGCATACGACCTAGGCATTGACTTTCAAGTAGCACCAAAGTTAAAAGTAATGGATGGTATAGAAACTACTAGAAATTATTTAAACAAGTGTTGGTTTGATGCGGACAATACAAAGAAAGGCTTAGAAGCATTACTGCAGTACCGTAGCAGTTATGATGACAAGAAGAAAATCTGGAGTCAGAGACCAGTCCATGATTGGACCTCTCACGCCAGCGATGCTTTTAGGTACTTATGCGTAACGGATGTAGTATTTACAGGTAATGATAGCGTCTGGGGAAAGGAACTACCCAAGACTGATTTAAGTTGGATTGTATAGGAGAAGATATGAATCCCAAATGGTT